AGAAATATTACCAGGACCATAGTCATGTTGTTTCTTTAAGAACAACTCATATTGTTCTCTCTGTAATCTTTTAAATTCAGCAGTCATCTCTGGCCATTCCTTCTCCATCTGTTCCACAACAGGATGTAATGACTTGGATGTGTCTTTTATAACTTTCATATACTACTCCAATTTATAATAGAATATACGAATAAAAACCTATATGAGTCAAGTCTTTTTCCAAACTTGCTTAAGTTCTTTATCTGTAACTCCATACTTCATAATAATAGTTTCGACTTGTTGTCGTGTTAGTATTTCTAAATACTCTTCGATTTCACGAGAACTGGTTTGGAAATAATCTTTCAAATGTTCCATAGCCCACTTCTCAACTTTTGATTTCTTTTTTGATTTCACATATCGTAAAAATGTTTTACTCTTTGGTATTACTGATATGTAAAACTTATATAATACTTCTGGTTCCAACTTCCAATATTGTTGTATACCATTTACCAATTCTATCCAATCAGGATTCATGGATAAAAAGCGATGAACCATATAATTATTCCAAGTCTTTTTATCCCCATCATTCAATGTATCCCAATACTTAGGATTTTGATACATCGTTATTTGTTTGATATGGTCAAACAAACCTTTGACCTTTGGTTTATTTGTTGATTTCTTCTTCAATACCTGAACCCTCTAACATAGACTTTGGTACTCTACCACAATTACCACAACTATAAATCTCGATTGGTATCAATGCTTCTTCACCAGTAGGTGATACTAACGGTGACAATCTTTTAATAACAGAACTTTTGATAAATAAGTAATTACCACAATGTTCACACTTCATAGTTTCGGCTTGTGATAAATCTACTTTTACTTGTTGTTGTCTACCTGGCATTGGTTTCATCGGTTTCATGTTCATTTTATAACTCCTATAATTTCTGTAAACATAGCCATAATATTAATCTCTTTATCAACCACTACGGCATCTGATTGTTGATATTGACTCAATAATAATATACACTCTGCAATATGTCCTTTACCCCAATCATCAATAGTATCAAATAACAACCTAAATAAGTCACTAAAATCTGTAACCTTTGAATCAGCAATCAATTGTCTTATGTTCTTAAATGAATTCTTCTTGTCTTGTGTCTTTAGTATTTCTAATAATGATAACTTGTAATCATTTTGAGTAATCATAGCCTCATCAATAACCAACTTGTTATCCACTACTTGTCTTTGTGCAGAATTAATCACTCTACGAATATCAGGATAACCACCATTTACTAATGTTACAATATCCTTATTATCAGATGTAACATTTTCACTTTTCAATATATTACTCATGTGAACTGCAACTTGTTTTCTATCTGGTGGTATAATCTGAAATGATTGACATCTTGATTGTATCGGGTCAATAATTCTTTCCACGAAATTACAAGTCAAAATAAACCTACAATGTTTACTAAATGTTTCCATTAGATTTCTTAGAGCGGCCTGAGCATTCGGTGTAATGTAATCACACTCATCTAAGATGATAACTTTCATCTCTGCAAATCCCATAGTAGATGCAAAGTTCTTTACTTTCTCACGAACCACATCCACACTATTTTCATCACTAGCATTGATATATAAATAATCACAATTGATATTATTTACCAATAACTTTGCCAATGTGGTTTTACCTGTACCTGCCTTACCAAATAATAACAGATGAGGTAAATCCCCACTTTCCAAATACACCTTTACTTTACTCTTTAGGTGTTCGTTTCCAATATATGTATCTAATGTTGTAGGTCTGTATTTCTCAACCCACAATGAATGTTTTATATCACTCATATTTTTTCCCATATCCAAATTGGTTCACAAAATTTTCCATCAAATGTTTTTAACATCTCTGGTTTTCTATTACTTTCACCTGACTCAACACCAGTACCAGCACCTATTGAGTTAGGTCTTGAGGCCATCTCCATTCCAATCGCACCTAAATACTTTGAGTCAGGAAATGTCTGTATGAAATCATTCATAGGATCGCATATCTTCTGCCAACCCTTACTACTTTGACCTTTACTACTAGCATTTACATCTGATATATTCACACATAATTTACCACCACTTCTTATTGATGGCCACATCTTTTCTATTGCCTTATGTAAGAAATCCTTGTTCCAATCTCCGATTGTTTTATACCTTACCCAACTTTGAGTATCATCATAACTGTATCGTTCTACATTAAAATATGGTGGTGATGTAAACACTATATCAAATGTATCATTATACTCACTATAATCAAAGTCCTCTGCTGGTGAATCATGAAAGAACACTTTCTTTTGAGTCTCAAACATAGTCAATAACTTATCATAATACTGAGCCTGTTTGTGGTAGATTGGGTGGTTTTCTACACGAGGATCGAGTCCGACATACAATTCGGTATTCAAACTCGCATAAAAACCAGCCAATCTATCTCCCCAACCAGCACTGAAATCCAAAACATTCTTCACATCAAAGTAATCATACAAGGCCTTAGCCGCATTAGGTTTGAACTGACTACAAATGTATTTTCTCAAACCCAACATTGTTCTTAATGTACCTTTGTCAATCTTTGGAAACTTCAAAGTATATGCGGCACCCATTAGGGTAGTCATGAACTTTTCGGTTTTCCAAGTACGAAGAGGACCTGGTGAGATTGTACCATCTACTGACCACCTATTTTCTTGTTGAAAATAATTTGATGATTCATTACCAGTATTAATCCTTTTGATATACCAATGTGAATCATTAAATGTCAATGGCCATTTGTATTCGGTCTCGGTTCTACCAAACCACTCACCTTCCTTTAATAAATCATAAACCCAAGTACCTTTTAATTTATTGAATGATGTAATGCACTTACCCTCTTCTATATCTTGAAAAGGTGGCGGGTATGTCATTGCAACTTTAGCCATACTTTCCTTAACATCATCTTTATCAAATGTGGTTTTTATATGTTCCCACTCTTGTTCGTCAATGTGGAAGTATGGTTCTTGGTTTAAGAACTTATCAAAGTATTTTAGATACATTAAGTTACCTGTTGTGATGCTACTAAGTAGTACTCCGAAGTGTAATCGTCTATTTTGAAATTAATCTTACTCAACCCAGCAGAACTGATTTTCAAGGTAGCAGTTTCACATTCTTTGTTTGCTGTCAATATATTTGAAAACATATTAGCATTGAATGATACTGGTTCTATTTCCTTAAACTCACTTACTTCTACAGGAATGGTAACTCTATTTGATGCCTGACCACTATAACCGATAACAACATTTACCTCGTCATTCTTTGCCACAACAGTAAATGTATCAGTTTCAGGTAATGCACCTTTACCAGCAATAAATGTATTGATAAAGTAACTATCGACATTTACCTCTAATTCATATTCACTTGGTAAATTTCTCAAGTCTGGTACAGTTGGTATAACACTCAAATCACTTAACATATATTTTGAGGTGGTTTTATACCTTTGGTCTACCATATCAATACTGATAAATTTATCACCAGCATTTATTAGTTTAAACTCAACATCCTCACTTAGAATGTTAAGGAGTGAAGCAAGTTGTGGTGTGTTGTAAACTCCCAACTCTGATGCCTGAACACCATCAAAGTTATCAAGTTTAACCTCACCCAAAACAGATTTGTCTCCACTAATGAAACGGGTTGTTAGCGAGTTTCCATCACTAGCCCATTTAACGGATTTAATCTCTCCACCAAGATGATACTTGTTGATGAAGCGATTCAATTGCGAACTATTCATAACCTATTTTCCTTATATTAGTGTATATATATACATATATACCAGTTATCTCAAAATCAAAAAAATCTTTCAATACTTGCCTGTTTATCTACGACATCACCCCACTTCATAGCCTCGTAAAACATACCAATCTTTTTACTCATGGCCTGTTCAAACATCCTACTATGGTCAATCTTATTCTTAATCAACTCTAAGATTTGTGGAGGATCCTCGTAACCTTTGTAACCTATTGTATCAAAACCAAACTCGTTATCTTTTAAATATACCCATTTGATTTTAGTACTGTTTGTAATCTTTTCATACTTACGACCTTCATACCAATATTCTAATAAAGAATTGTAATTGATAGCTGCCTTAACATGAACTGGTGCACCTTTTCTAAATGTACTGAATGGTGAATCAGTATCTTTTACCTCATACTTACCAATACCTTTTACACCGATTGGATTGGCCATTACATCATAATGTAACATACTCATATTTCTTTTAAACTTCATAATCCGTTCATCTATTTTGTCCTTTGGAACATTGGCCAATATATCTTCCAAGACTTTACTCAATAGATTTTTCATTGCCAATGCAAAGTTACTACGGATTGTATCCAAACCTTTAACATGAATTTTATTAACCTTACGACCAGCATCATTGATAATCTTTAGTCCATATCTTTTCTTGGTAATGAACAAACCAGTCTTGGCAATCACTTCTTGTTTAATATCAAATACATGGTCGGTAATATTTAGAAATTTACTGGCAAAGTAATCATAACTCTTGTTCAGATAATCTTGAACCTCACCACATACTTCCATAATTCTTTCGGACATCATCACATCACTAAGTTCTTGATTTGGAAATCTCTTCTTAATCAATGGAACAGCAGAGGCAAATATAGAATCTGTATCAATGTATATCACATAGTCATCATCAGTTCCCAATTCCGTATTATAAAAGTGGTTGGTTATCTTCTTACTGAATTTAATCAACGCCTGACCTGTTACTGTTGTTGCCTCTGCATTATCCAAGTCGTAAAATCTAAATACTGGTAAACCCAATACACCATATAATGAGTTTAACAAAATCTTCTGTAAGTATTGTCTCCTATCAAAATAATCTTCTTTCTCTTTATCACCTTGTTCATTGAACTTCTTAACCAACTTACGAAACTCTACCCTTTCATTAAACCATTTGGTCAATAGTGCTGGTATCAAACCTTGTTTATCTGTATTATACATCACACCATTACTAGCAATACTGGCTTTGGTTTTCTCAAAATAGTCTGCCAATTCTGTATTGGTCATTGTTCCCATTTCGTTACCATCTTTACCTTTGATGGTATAGGTTTTCTTTAATCCTTTCTTCAAGTATTCTTCAGCATCCCAACCTACAACTGTTCCAATCTTGGTTTCTGGTGATATATTCAATGACCTAATCACACTCGGATACATACTTGTAATATCCAAATCAAACACCCACTCGTGTCTACCTTGTTGTGGAGATTGAACATAAGCACCTGTGAATTTATCCCCACTATCCATATCTTTTGGTCGTGGTGGTTTATTAGGTGCAACTACATTTATCTTTTTTAAATACACGAGAATAGCACCTTCTAAATATCTTGAACTCATCATCACATCATCATAAGGTATGTGACCGAGGTGTGCTATACCACGAGCAATATCAATAAAATCTAACTTCTTATCCAACTCAACCAATATTCTTACATCTCGTATGTTGTAATCAATGAACTTCTGTAAGTGGTTTTCATACAAGTCATTTAGTGTGCCAGTATATTCTACTTTTTTCATACCAACTTCAATCTCTCCAATATGGTCTAATCTGTAACTTGTTTGTTGAATAAATGAAAACTTCTTATATAATATCAAATAATCCATACTGCTAACACCAGCAATATGATGTTTCTTTTTGTATTCGTTGTAGTAAACTTGGCCGATTGGTGAAAGTGAGTTGGCAACTGCACCACCCAATATTCTAACAGCACGATTATATAAATAAGGAATATCAAAGAACTCACTATTCCAACCTGATATAATGGTTGGTTTGATTTGATTGTATTTTTGGAAGAACCGAGTCAACATAGCATGTTCTGTATCGTAAAACTCAACTATGGTATCATCTTTTTTGTAATCTTCTATTTGTTTCTTCGGGTCTGTAACAAATGTGTAATAAGTAGAAGTGGTATCATCATATAATGCGATTGATGTTATCATATTGTAGGCCTTCATCACATCAGGAAAACCCTCTGTAACCTCTACCTCAATATCAAAGAATAACTTTCTATGACCAACGGATGGTTCGTCACTATCTGTATATTGGTCTACTAATACTCTCGTGGTTTGTGGTACATCACTTTCATACAAACCTTTAACACCAGGTTCCCACTTGTAAATCTTTTTAACTCTTTTACCATCCAATGTAAATGAACTACCACCAGAGTTTTCGATGTAAGCATACTTTTTATATGGAAAGGTTATGTATCCTTTCTTATCATCCCAAAGATGAACTTTCTGTTTTCTGTTTTCAAAGTAAATGTTTTGATACAAGGTATAAAATCCCCATTTTCGATATATGAATATACAACAAAAACACTATATGAGTCAAGTGTTTTTTTTTATTTTTTGATAAAAAGGGGGGAATAAATCCCCCCAATTATATCGTTTTAGAAATTAACACTAAGTCCTACATTGTAGTATCTTGGTGTACCCAAAAATACTTCAGCATTATGAGCTAAGTGAAGTTTATCACCGAACCCATTGTACTTACTGTTATCAGTAGCATCTTGAACATATACATTATCAAGAGCATTAAAGACATGACCATGTAAAGTCAAGTCATAACCAGCAATCTGTGGTAGTTTGTATGATAAGTG